GTAGTAATGGGGAAGTTATCCCGCGCGAAACCGCGCAAGAATGAGGAACCATCGACAACCCAGTCGATTAGAAAGGTCCACGGTGTGGCGTTCCAGAGTATCCCAGGGTCTAATCTGACCCCGAGAGTATCTAGAAGCGTCGCAGCCCTTTCCTCCTCCTTCGTCATGTCAGGAAGCGTGTAAGAATAACGCATACTGGCATGATACACCGGACGTCGAACCCATCGACTCCATTGCTTCTTGAGCAATAGAGGACGAAATGGGGCGACATACGCGCCGTCACCACGCCAAGGATTCTGCCATGTGTCAGTCGTAGTGACTGTCACACGGTCCCGGGTAGATGGCTTGCCATCTAATCCCGGCAGATACCTTCGGTAGTGACGTGTCTGACGCGTACCGGCGAACTTCTTCAACCGCGCAAGACGATATCTCAGTGAGATAAGATCGTCATGCATTTGTACAATGTCCCTTACAAAGGGCACAATTCCAAATGATGCATTAAGGTGAGCTCCAGTTAACTTTTGGATCAGTTCTTTAACGAACGATTTACGAGTACTGGGGTCCGCCAATTGTTTTAATGCAACGCGTTTCCTAAGCAAGAACTGCTTAGGAGATACCATTCGTTTGACATCCTTCAGCTCGTAAATAAAATTCACGAGGCTGGTACCTTCATTTAGCCTAGGCATCATAAACGCCAGGGCTTCTTCTGACAGCTCGACCATATCTGGTTCGGGCGCAGTTTGAAGGGTAAGGGCCTGTGCAACCTCTGACGAGAGGACCTCATTCGCGTAACTATTGCCAGCATAGCTGCAATAGTTATAACAAATGAGCACAGGTGCGTCAAACTCCCAACTCGACGAAGTGTGCAAGCACGGGCGAAATCGCCCGTCATTACCCACCTCATCATCCATAGACTCTACTCTTTGAGGGTAGGCCGTAGGAACGTTCCAGACAACGGGGGTCGAAATCGACGTCCCGAACACGTTTCGAGGTACATCAGAACCGCTAGCCCGCCATGAAGACGGATTTGTACGATCCCAACCGATCTCGTTCGTTGAAATGCC